AATGCGTTAACAAGTGACTTAAGATTTTTGACGATGAGTTTAAGTCTTTCTCTATCCATATTTAGATTACAGATGTGACCAGTATAACATAAAAAAAGAGGGGTGGCAACCCCTCTCCATATTTTTATTCGGTTAGCATCAATACAGAGTTAAGAGGTCCGTTAAGTGTTCCTCGGTTCTTATAATCCTTTGCAACCTTGTCCCAATTATGACCAACCTTGCTTCCAGTTTCATCATTCATATACTTATCAATCCAGTAAAGAATGAACGAGACTGTCCTGTCCATATTATCCCAACGGGTATCTTTACAAACTGTAGGATCCTTGAACATACCACCAGTCTTCCAAGTTTCAGTGATATGTGTTACACCATCCCAGTCATCACTAAAAGTATTACCTACACCCTTTTCAATTAGCTTCCACATCTTGCGGAGTTTTTGATTGTTAGGACCATAGTAGTGCAAAGACATGAGACACGCAGCGACAAAAGGTTGACACCACTTATCTTTTTTGGTCATCAGTTCGTCGAGTGCTTGAAGACATCCTTTGATCATCCAAAATGAAAGTTGATCTCTAAGTTGTTCCTGATTTTTAATACCAGTCTGATTCCACTCTGATGGTTTCATAAAGTGGCAAGCTTTTCCCATACCCGAAAGGATTTGACCTCTAGAAAGTTTATCACTTTTAGGAGAATAATCATAAAATCCTGTCAGAATACCAAACACTTTCTGTTGGTTTTTTTCTGTTGCTTCTGCAGAATCAAATGTATCATATGACTGCTTGATTTCATCAAGATCATCATACTCATATGTGATAGCGATCAGTTTTTCTGGAAGGTAATCTGAACCTTCTTTCTCCCAATTAAGTGCTCTAGTATTTCCATCAACTCTAAACACCATACCTTTTGGATATAGTTTTCCAACAACAGTGCAGTCTTTGGTTAAACGAACCAAATGAACCACACAGTGTTCTGCCCTAACTTGTTTGAGATGCCCTCTTGCCTTAGCTAGTCTTGCTTCTGTATCTCTTTGGCAAGGAACCTCTGGAAGGTTTAAAAATTCTTGCAGCGAATAATCGCAATTCACGGTAATATTACCCGTGAAATCTTTGGTTTCAATCATGTTTTTCTATATCAAAATCAACAAACTATTCACTAACCCTAGAGAAAGTGTTGCAGTAATGCAAGGTGTTTATTGGTTTACTCAAAAATTATAGCATAAAAAAAGAGGGGTCGCAACCCCCCTTGGAAATTTATCTGAAGATGTAGCTACACACCTTCTTGCATGAACTTTGGTTTAATGAGTCGCACTCTATTAAACATTCATAATAGTCATTGAGTTTTTGATTTTCCACCTCCAAGTCATCTAATGTGTCTTCAAAGTGTCGCCACTCATCTAGCTGTGAGCGCGATAGTAGATTGTGCATTGGTCGCCTCCATACAATGAACCATAATGTGAGGAGGGTAAGGGTTCATTTTTTCACCTCGCATAATTCTACTACTATCTAGGTATCATACTGGTAAATTTCATCAAAATCAATATGTCTGACAACAATTGTTATTTTCTGTATACGTTGCTACACATTACATGTAAACATAAAAAAAGAAGGGTTAAGAACCCTTCTTATTAAATGCTGGAAGACAAAAATATTTTTGTTCTAGCCAATCTCTCAAGTGAATGCGATAGCACGACCAGTATGTTACTCCTCTGTAAGTGAGCATGTAACATGCTGGATCTCTACTATCTTTATCCATATCATCGTAATGATATCGATACTGTTCCATCAGACCCTCTTCAATAGAAGAAGCTCTCCATAGATGGTGCAGGCAAAGACAATACATGCCAAGGACGTGAGTCCAACTACTTGTAATGCTTCCATGGCATCACTTGGTGTAAGTTTTACCACGGTAGCAGAAAGTCCCATGGGACTCGTGGTTTTCTACACAACGTGTGTCATACTCCACTCCACGGTATGTGGTGTGATGAATTTGTGCGTCGTGAAGAGCTGCTGCCTTCTGGATTTTCTTACGAATTTGTGTAAGTGTGTTCATGAGTTTACTCCTGAAATACTAGGGATTTACGCCCCGTTCCTTCAGTCGTCTGCGTCCCAAGTGCAATGAGGTGTTGCTTCCTTTACGGTCGCAATAATCTCTACCTTGATCTCATTAGCTATATGCTGCTGAGCATCGAGGCGTCTGAGTATATCAGCAGCATCGGTGCATTTGATATCAGCATAAAGTAATAGTTCAAACATGGGATGAACGCTCCGTTCCTACGACTTACTTGCGTCTTATGTTAACGTCCCGTCGCACTGACCTTCCACCTTTGTCTTAAGATATCCAATCAGATTCCATTTAGATCGTTGATCTAGATTGGGATCCATTTGAATCTCCACACGACGTTGGAGGAACCTTTCACAGGACATGTGCCACCCGTAAGGATTGCTGTCATTATGATGGGCAAGGGTCAATGCCAGCAAGGCGCTGAGCATAAGATGAACGTATGGTTATTATACCATAACTATATATTGTTAGCAAACGGTAACATCAGATACAGTTTACAATTTCTTAATTTCCTGCTAGGTAGAACCCTGTTCCTCTAGTCTTACACACACGCTTGACTTGTGCATCATACTTAGGAGTAGGTTCTTCTGTAATTAAATTCTTTGCGAAGTCAAATGCTTCTTTAAATCTATTAAATTTGTATACATCATCAAATGTCTTTGCAGACACCAAGACACCATCCTTCCGCCACAGTTTCATAGTGTACCAAATATTTGGTTCCTCTAATTTTCTGTAGAAGATTGCCCAGTTTCCTGTTTGTGATGCGCTCATTTTTTCTTTTTAGCTTTTGGATCTATCCAGAGTTTAGGATTTACTTTACCGTTTGATTGGGTCATGTTAATGACCGAACTATATTTATCGTAATAGTGATCAAAGATATCTACTTGCTTAGAAGAGACAGCAATATCATATGATGTGACACCTTCTTTCAAATACTCTACCAGATATGCTGTGTATGGAAGAGAAACATCCATTGCCAGATCTGGATCACAGTTTTCATGAATAATTTTAATCTTCAAGACCTATTGCCCCATTCAATTTGTGGAAAAGCTTCTTCGACACACTGCCTGGTAATCTTCCAGCGTTTGCCGATCTTTTTATCCTTCATAAGAGCAAGCACTTCTGCTTCTCCTTTATGTAAACCCTCTAGGAGTTGAATAAACAAAGTTTCTCTCCTTGTCTGAGACACGTTTGCTCCACCCTTAAAGAAGAGATAGAGTTTACGATACTCATGTGCTAGCTTTGTATGTTCTGTCTCTTCGGGTGCATCATTCTCTTTATATGGTACTTCTCCGTCAGGGAGCATCGAGATAACACTCTCGTCGAAGTTTGCAATCAGAATTTGTCTGAGTGCTGGTGAGTTGTATTGTTGTAAGAGTTTGATTTTTTGTGCTTTAGTCTTAGCATTGCTGACCTTCTGCAGCACCTCATTAAGTAATAATTGCATGATTATTTGTGTACCGTAATTAGTATTTATTCATCGTCGTAGTCCTCATCTACGAACCTGACGGATAAGAGTTCTTCGTTGATCCATTGTCCCTCCTCGTCGTACATTTCGGGATGGAGTCTCTCATTCTCTGCTTCTTTTACATAGAGATACTCGTGCATCTTCTCATTCACTGTCCATCCAGCAAACACACCTACACATAGAAAAATAAATGACGCTGTTGCTGAGAGATAGACGAATAAAGTTTCTGTCATTGTTCAACTCCGAACTAATTTGTTTCCTTGTCCCACCTAAATTCTAAGTTGAAGTAGACTTTTCTCTTCAGGAGGGTGACTAATTTTGTAATTGAGAAACCTTTAGAAGGTCTCTGTTCCTTCTCTTCCTTCTGTTTTGCCCTCCTGAGCATGAGCTCTATGCCTCTATTTATTTTAAGTTCTCTCATTTTTGGGTCTGGTTATCAATTTATTTTCTACTAAAAATTTAGCGGTCTCTACCAAACCCCCGATATGTTTATCATCAATGACAACATAAGGGTATCCAGTTGCTCTTGGAAATTGTTTGTTAAAGTTCTCTCTATTAGAATCATCAATAGCTATTGATTCATATTCGATGTTTGCTCTTCTGAATAATTCTTTTAATTGATCACAATAAAAGCAACCCTGAGTAGTATAGGCAACAATTTTCATAAAAAAAGGGGTGTCTCCACCCCTTAGTATATCATAGAGCATTGCCTCGTGGCAATACCTCTTCAGGAAATACAAAGTTTTCATGTGGTTGATCAACTGGTGCCAACCATGCACGGATACCTTCATTCAAAAGAATGTTCTTTGTATAGAACGTTTCAAATTCTGGATCCTCCGCTGCACGAATCTCCTGACTAACGAAGTCGTAAGCACGAAGATTAAGAGCGAGTCCAATAATACCGATAGAGCTAGTCCAGAGACCCATGACGGGAACGAAGAGCATAAAGAAATGCAACCAACGCTTGTTACTAAAAGCAATACCGAAAATCTGTGACCAGAAACGGTTCGCAGTAACCATCGAGTAAGTCTCCTCCGCTTGGTCCGATTGAAAAGCTTTAAAAGTATTTGATTGTTCGCCATCTTGGTAGAGCGTATTTTCTACAGTCACACCGTGAATAGCAGAGAGCAAAGCACCACCTAGGATACCTGCTACACCCATCATGTGGAAGGGGTTGAGCGTCCAGTTATGAAATCCTTGTAGAAAAAGTAGGAATCTGAAGATTGCCGACACGCCAAAGGACGGCGCAAAGAACCAACTGGACTGTCCGAGAGGATAGATGAGAAATACACTAACAAATACGGCAATAGGACCTGAAAAAGCAATCGCATTGTATGGTCTAATCCCTACGAGACGACTAATTTCAAACTGTCGTAGCATGAATCCAATCAGAGCGAAAGCGCCGTGGAGTGCCACAAAATTCCAGAGTCCCCCAAGTTGGCACCACCTGACGAAACTGCCCTGAGCTTCAGGACCCCAAAGTAGAAGAAGAGAATGACCCATAGCATCAGCAGGCGTTGACACTGCCGCTGTAAGGAAATTAGCACCCTCAAGGTAACTGCTTGCGAGTCCGTGTGTATACCAACTCGTAACAAACGTTGTGCCAGTAAGCCACCCACCAATTGCAAGATAAGCAGTGGGAAGAAGAAGTAGTCCAGACCAACCCACAAAAACAAAGCGATCTCGTTTAAGCCAGTCATCAAGGACATCGAACCACCCCCTCTCCTTCATGGGGGGACTTAGAGTTGAAGCGACCATTTTTTCTATCCTTTAAGTAGTACAATTGAGGCCAAGTATCACGGATTAGCTCCGCTAACTTGTATGGTGTGTTTTGTGTAATCACTTGGTGTATTCTCGTAGATGGATGAATCACCGTATGTCTTGTGATCTTTGTATCCAACCATACGTCCTTTTGTATTCTGGATAGCAGGCATGAAGACTATGAAGAGGAAGACTCCAGGTGCTCCTACGAATACAACAGCGACGATCACATAGTAAGTAAGTAGTTCAAGTAGATCGTGAGACATAACTTTACATAATTAGGAAAAAGAAAAGGGGTCCGTTTGGACCCCTTGTTTTTATGTGTAACCTAGTATCAACCGATAGCAGGTGCGGTGAGTGCCACAGGAGTGGACTCAGCAGCAGCGAGGTCGAGAGGGAAGTTGTGAGCATTACGCTCGTGCATAACTTCCATGCCAAGACCAGCACGGTTGAGAACGTCTGCCCAAGTAGGAAGAACGTGACCATTGTTGTCCAAGATGGACTGGTTGAAGTTGAAACCGTTCAGGTTGAATGCCATGGTGCTAACACCAAGTGCAGTAAACCAGATTCCTACTACAGGCCATGCTGCGAGGAAGAAGTGAAGTGAACGGGAGTTGTTGAACGATGCATACTGGAAGATCAGACGACCGAAGTATCCATGAGCAGCAACGATGTTGTAGGTCTCTTCTTCTTGACCAAACTTGTAACCATAG